CAATGAGCTGAGCCGAAAGATAGACATAGAGCCTGCGAAGTACATGACGCGGTCAACGTGGATGGAATTCATTTTGATGAATCTGTTCCTCTATGGCCGAGGCAACAGCATCGTGCGAGTGAAGACGAGAGCAGGGATCTTGCAGGATCTTCAGCCGATTCCAGCGAGCCGAGTGCAGCTGATCCCGGATGCGACCGGATACGGATACACGATCAACATCGACGGGGTCTCGTATGATCCGGATGACCTCCTGCATTTCGTCTACAACCCGGACAAGGATTATCCCTGGAAGGGCCGAGGGATGACCGTGGTCCTGAAGGATCTCGCTGAGAATCTTCGCCAGGCTGCCGCAACCGAAAAGGGATTCATGCGGAGCGAGTGGAAGCCGAGCATCATCGTCAAGGTCGATGCGTTGACGGATGAGTTCGCAAGTCCTGAAGGAAGAAAGAGGCTGCTGCAGGATTACATCTCGACCGGTGCAGCTGGGGAGCCGTGGATGGTACCGGCAGGTCAGATCGACATCGAGCAGATCAGACCGCTCAGCCTCGCTGACCTTGCGATCAATGACACAGTCCAGATGGACACGCGAACAGTCGCGGCGATTATCGGAGTTCCTCCGTTTGTTCTCGGAGCCGGTGACTATAACCAGCAGGAATGGAACAACTTCATTGCGACGAAGCTGAGACCGCTGATGGTAAGCATCCAGCAGGAGATGACGCGGAAGCTGATCCTGAGTCCGAAGTGGTATCTGAAATTCAATATCCTCAGCCTCATGGATTACGACCTGCAGTCGATCGCAAATGTGTTCACGACGCTGCAGGATCGCGGTGATGTAACAGGCAACGAAGTCAGAGATCGGATCGGCCTCAGTCCGAAAGAAGGACTGGATGAGTTGAAGATCCTTGAGAACTATATTCCGGCAGACAAGAGCGGCGACCAGAAGAAGCTGGTCGGAAATTAACTAGGAGGTTAATTATGGAAAAACGATATTTGCACATGCACGACATCAAGACAAGAAGCGCGGACAATGACGAAAAGGTCATTGAAGGTTATTTCGCAGTATTCAACGAGATCTATAGGGTCTGGGACGATGTTACCGAAAGCATCGCACCAGGAGCCTTCACAGATTCGCTGAACGGCGATATCCGCGCTCTTTATAACCACAACACTGATCAGATTCTTGGACGGACGAGTGCCGGTACTCTGACGCTCAAGCAGGACGAAAAGGGACTGTGGGGACAGATCAAGGTCAACGAGCGCGACACTGAAGCGGTCAACGTTTACGAGCGAATCGCACGCGGAGACATCACCGGATGCTCTTTCGGATTCGACATCGAATCGGAAGAGGTCAGAGTGAACGACGATGGCTCTGTGCACTGGACGATCACAAAGGTCAATCCTCTGTACGAAGTCAGCCCGTGCGTCTTCCCTGCGTATGAGCAGACAAGCGTTGAATCCCGTGGTAAGGAAGCGCGAGTGATCAGGAAACGTGAGCTTGAATCCTGGAAGATCAAGACTCTGGAAAAGCTGAAGAAAGGGGCAGACGAAAATGCTTAAAACACTTCTGCTGCGGAAGAAGCTCGACCAGCTGAAAAAGTCCCGCGAGGCAATGGAGCCGACACTTGAAGAACTCCGGAACAAGACCGCTGAGTTTAACACGCGCGAGGCTGAACTGGAAGCTGCTGTCAACGAGATTGACGAGACAGTCTCGAACGAAGACAAGCAGGTGGTAACCGAAGAGGTCGATGCATTCCTTCAGGAGCGCAGCGAACATGACGAGGCAGTGAAGAAAGCCGAAGAAGAAAAAGAAGATCTCGAACGTCAGATCAATGAGACTGAGGCTGAACTCGCTGAACTCGAAGCAAAGCAGGAAGACAAGCCTGCAGAAGAAAAACCGGAACCGGCTCCGGAAGATCAGCCGGAAGAAAGAAAGAAGGGTAAAGTCATGAACAGAAGAACAGCACGTATCTTCAAGAACCTCACAGCAGAACAGCGTTCTGCAATCCTTAACAGTGAATCTGTTAATAGCATGCTCAGCGAGTATCGTTCCGCGATCCGCGAAAAGCGTGCAATCACCAATGCCGGTCTCACAATCGCCGAGGAAGTCCTTCCTCTGCTCCGCGAGAACATTGCAAACTACTCCAAACTGTATGACCGTGTTACTGTCCAGCAGGTCAGCGGCGAAGCTCGTCAGCCGATCATGGGCACTGCTCCGGAAGCAATCTGGACAGAATGCTGCCAGTTCCTCAACGAGCTTGATCTGGTCTTCAATGACTGGACCATGGACTGCTTCAAGGTTGGCGGTTACTTCGCTCTCTGCAAGGCGAACGTTGAAGATTCCGACATCGACCTCCTGGCTGCAATCGTTGAAGCACTCGCTCAGGCGCTCGGCAAGGCAATCGACAAGGCGATCCTTTTCGGACGTAACACGACTGCGAACGCAAAGATGCCGCTCGGCATTGTTTCCCGTCTCGCTCAGACTGCAGCTCCGGCTGACTATCCGGCAACTGCTCGGACATGGGTTGATCTCCACTCTACTCACATCATCTCTCTCGGAACAGCTCAGGCTCCGGTATCTGGAATCGATCTGATCAAGGGTCTCGTTTCTGCTTCTGCAGTAGCTTCCACTGATTACAGCCGCGGCGATCTGCTCTGGGCTATGAACGACAAGACCTACAAGTCCATCGTTGCAGAGTCCGTCGAAGTCAACGCAGCTGGCGCGATCGTTGCAGGCATCAACGGACAGATGCCGGTCGTTGGCGGTGACATCGTTGTCTTCAACTTCATTCCGGACAATGTGATCGTCTTCGGTTACTTCGATCTTTATGTCCTGGCTGAGCGTGCTGGCCGTGAATTCGCACAGTCTGAACACGTTCGTTTCATTCAGGATCAGATCGTTTACAAGGGCACTGCTCGCTATGACGGCGCTCCGGTAATCGCTGAAGCATTCGGTGCTGTTGCGCTCAACGGTGCAACTGTTGATCCGACAGCAGTCACATTCCCGCAGGACACTGCAAATCAGGGAGCTTAATCCATGACCTATAAGGTCGTGAAAGACTTCATCGACCTGAAGGACAGCGGATTCAGATACTCGGCCGGGGACACTTATCCTCGGCCGGGTTTTACTACAAGCGAAACACGTTTGCTGGAGCTGAGCACTGCGAGAAATCGCCGGGGAATCCCGCTGATCGAAAAGGTCGAGGAGCCGGTGAAGAAACCGGCGAGGAGGAAAGCGAAAAATGAGCGAGACAGTTTGGACTGATGAACTGCTCATCGGAATGCTGAAGGAAGATCTCGGAAGAAGGAACCCGTCAGCGGAAACACTTTCCTACTTTCAAGTGCTGATCGATACCGCAAAGGCAGAGATCAGCAGGGAACGCGTAGAGATCCCGGAGAAAATCACGGATCCAACAGATGCGATTCTCATCGTTACCTATGCCTCGTGGTTGTATCGCAAGCGCGCAAGCGCTGGAGATGATTCACAGATGCCTCGGTCGCTTCGGTATTTGCTGAACAATCGAGCTTTCTCTAATCAGGAGGTGACGACTGATGCAGGCACTGATGGATGATGGAACTGTTGAGTTCTTCAATTTGACGAACGCAGCTGAAGCTGGAGCGATGCCAGACGAACGACTCGCTTCTGCAGGACCTGCCCAGGGATTCTCCGAAGTTACTTTCGGAGTGACTCGGCAGTACCTCGCCAAGGGAGTCGACGAACAGGTCGACATGGTCATCCAGATATGGCCGGAAGCCGTTCGTCCGAAGATCGGGCAGATCGCAGTTCTCACTGATTACGAATATCAGGAAGACGATGCTGGCGATCAGTTCCGGATCGATGATGCGAGAAAGATGCAGGAGGATGGGCTGGACTTCTTCCAGCTGACTCTTCGAAGATTGGAGGACAACTATGCTATATCTGGTGAATGACAAGCTGAGACTGATTCAGAATCTGCTTGTTAATGTAGCAGGTGACATCGTCTTCCATTACCGGAGACCGGCAAGCATGAAGCGCTTCATCACTTGGCAGGAAGATGCTGAGGACAACCAGTTCTCCGCAAACAACAGATCCCAGGAAATATGTCTCACAGGGACGATCGACCTGTTTACTCCGGTCGAATACGATCAGCTCGTTGATGACATCACGTCAGCATTTGCTCAGGCAACACGTGCGAAGGCGCAGCTGACCATGGTCGATTATGAGGATGAAACGAATCTGATCCATCATCAGTGGACTTTCTGGGTGGTCTGACGTGGCGAAAATGCAGGTCGGAAACGGACTCGACAAATACATTGCCGAGCTGAACAAGCTTGCTATTAACACAAGCGAGGTTCTCGGTAGATCAATTTATGTCGGGGCTGATATAGTGGCGGACGAAGTCAGAAAGAACATCGAAAAGATCCCGGTGAGTAACTCTCCCAAGAGAGGCACTCAATCCGATCCGATCGACACGATTACATCTGCGCAGAAGACAGGTCTTCTGCAGGGGTTTGGAATCTCAGGACTTGCCACTACAGACGGAATCACAAATGTGAAGCTTGGATTTGATGGTTACAACTCTCAGGTTGCCTCGACTTCAGTCAAACGAAAGTGGACAGAAAAAAGGCAGGCCAACATCATGATCGCTCGTGCAGTGGAGGGCGGAACATCGTTCCGCAGAAAGCATCCATTCGTTGCTCCGGCAGTCCGGGCAACTAAGAAAAAAGTCGAGGCCGCTATGGCCGAGCAGCTCGATAAAGAAATCGAGAAGGCTATTAAATGAAAGGAAGGCATTTAAAAAATGGCTGTTGAATTCACACAGGCCGGCAAAGTAGCGACCGGCTTTTCTTATCCGTTTGTCGCGAAATATACCGTGAACGAAGGAACCATCACATTTACAGGCGGCATGGAACTCGCTCGCGGTGTTTCTGTGAACGTAGCTCCGACAACATCGGACCCGAAAAAATTTTATGCAAACAACCAGGAAGCTGAATCCGGACCGAATCGCTTCACTGGCGGAACTGCGACTCTGACAGTAGACGGTCTGCTCGTCGCAGCGGAACGTTTCATCATGGGTCTTCCGGCAGCTGGCAAAGATGGCTGGACAGACTACGGTGACAGCGCTGTGATTCCCTATGTTGGAATCGGCTACATCGCGCGGTATATGTCCGGCGGAGTCGAGAGTTTCACTCCGACGATCCTTGTCAAAACTAAGTTCCAGCAGATCAATTCTGACTTCGCAACTCAGGAAGAGGAGATCGACTGGCAGACACAGGAACTCACTGCAGATCTGTTCCGTGGTGACGATCTGAATCACAGCTGGAAGTATCTCGGCGCTGATTTCGCGACTGAAGCGGAAGCTCTCGCAGCACTGAAGACAAAGCTCGGCATCACCGGGTAAATATCGGCGGCATGAGGAGAAATGATGATTATTCGAGGGAGAGAGCGTGGTTTTGAGTTAAATGTTCAGAGTCACGCTGAAATTGAAAAGCTCTGCGAAAATGAGGACTTCAGCAACTTCATGAAGCTCTTCGAAGGAAAGAGCCAGGGAGAGAATATTCAGCTCGACATGCAGATCGCATGCATCCTGAACAAAGGATATGAAGATCGTCTCGCATATGAAGATCCGAGCTATTCTCCGGTCTATCTCCAGATGGAAGACATGCGGTTCATGAAAATCGTTGATGTCCAGAAGATGGAGCAGGAGCTGATCAAAGCGATTCTTTCCGGCAGCGAAACCACTGTTGAAGGTGAGCCTCCGAAGCCTGAAAAGACAGCAGGAAAAAAAACAGAGGAAGACGACAAGTCCGAATCAAATTAAATCTCGCTTGGATGATTTACTACGGGCGGAGACTTAACATGTCACGGCAGGAGATCATGGTCACTCGTTACGGCGAGATGAAGGACATGATCACCTGCCTTCAAATTGAAAAAGGTGAGCTTGTGCCTGTTCAGAAAAAGGTCAAAAAAACCTGGACGTATGAGGAGGCCATGGCTCTGGAATAATATCGGTTATGAATTATAATTGATGGAGAGGCACATCAATGAAAGACATAACTGGGATGAAATACGGAAGGCTGACCGTTTTAAAGAAGGATCACAAAGACAGACGAAATGAATGGTTTTGGCTCTGCAAATGTGACTGTGGAAATATCGTCACGGTTTCCGGTAACAAATTGCGATCAGGAAACACTTCCAGTTGCGGCTGCTATCAGCAGGAATGCAGAGGGAAGCAACGAATCTCACATGGCATGACCGAGTCGAAACTGTACACGATTCACAGAAATATGCTTTCGAGATGCTTAAATCCAAAAAATAACATGTATTACCGTTATGGCGGCCGTGGCATCACTGTCTGTGATGATTGGCTTCGATTCGAAGGCTTCAGAGACTGGGCGATTGCCTCCGGCTATGAGGAAGGTCTCAGTATTGAAAGGGTAGACATAGATGCAGGCTATTGTCCAGAAAATTGTCGCTGGATTTCAAAACGTGAACAATATTTGAACAGATCAGATTCCCACAGGATCACGGCCTTTGGAAAGACTCAAACGATCGCAGAGTGGGCTGAAGAAACCGGCATAAAATACGACACGATTGAGCGAAGGATCAATTCATATGGATGGGATCCAGAGCGAGCAGTAAGTAAGAAAAAGGACTAAGGTCCTTTTTTAAAGGAGGTGATCTCATGGCCACGAATATCGGGCCTCGAACGCATCGGCATAGACGGTGAAGCCGAATATAGAAAGCAACTCAATAACATCATCGAGCAGCAGAAGACGCTCCGCTCGGAGATGAAACTCGCGGCTGCTGAATTCAACAACGATGCAGATGCGAAGAAGAAAAATGCAAAAGAGACAGAGCTGCTGAATAAGCAGATCGATCTCCAGAAACAGAGACTCCAGGAACTGGAAAAGGGCCTTGAGGCATCAAAAAAGAAATACGGCGAGAACAGTAACGAGACGCTGAAGTGGCAGCAAGCTGTCAATAATGCTCAGGCTGAGCTTGCTGATCTGCAGGCAGAACTGCAGAAAACTTCCGGAGAGTCTGGCCTTGGCGCGCTTGGAAAAGCGCTCGAGGAAACCGGAAAGAAGATGGAGGAGATCGGCGGCAAGGTCACAAAGGTCGGCGAAGGTCTCACGAAGTCTGTCACTGCTCCGATCGTGGGGCTCGGCGCTGCATCGCTCAAAGCATTTTCTGAAGTCGACAAAGGTCATGATGCACTGGTTAAGCTGACTGGTGCAACAGGAGACCAGCTGAAGGCGATGGAGCAGTCGATGAACAACCTCGCGACTACAATGCCGACAACGTTCGAAGAAGCCGGCGAGGCTATCGGCGAAGTGAGCACTCGTTTCGGTGTTACCGGCGAAGAACTGGAATCCCTGAGCGGTCAGTTCCTAAAATTCGCGCAGCTGAACGACACTGATGTTTCCGGATCCATCGATAAGGTGCAGACAGTCATGTCAGCATTCAATCTTGATGTCGAAGATGCCGGAGCTGTGCTGGACACACTGAACAAGGTTGCTCAGGACACAGGCATCAACGTTGACACGCTGGAATCCGGCCTCGTGACGAACGGTGCAGCGCTTCGAGGATTGAATCTTGATGCAGCGCAGTCTGCAGTCCTTCTCGGACAGCTTGAAAAGTCCGGTATCGATACATCCGCCGTGATGACCGGTCTTGCCAAAGTGCAGGCTACAGCATTCAAAGACGGAATCAGCATGTCTGATGCTCTGACCACAGCGGTCAGTTCTTCCGGAGATGCAGTCGAGATCTTCGGAGCCAAGGCAGGTCCGAAGCTTTATGAAGCATTCCAGTCCGGAATTCTGAGCATGGACATGTTCACCGGTTCGTCAATCAGCCTGAATGACAATCTCGGAAACGTGAGCGCAACGTTTGACGCAACACTTGATCCGATGGATCAGTGGCAGCAGACTCTTAATCAGATCACGCTTGCCGGTGCTGAATTGGGCAACGCGATCGGACCGGTGCTCGTTCCGATGATTCAGGGCTTGGCCGATGGCGCGAAGAAGGCAGCTGAATGGTTTGGAAGCCTTGACGAGGATCAGCAGAAGACCATTGTCACGATCGGCGGCCTGGTGGCAGCAATCGGACCGGTTATGACGATTGCCGGAAAGGTTATCTCAGTCGGCGGAACAGTCATCGGAGGCATCGGGAAACTTATGCCTCTGCTCGGCGGTCTTGGACCTGCATTCGAGTTCCTCACGGGTCCGATCGGGCTTGCGATCGCTGCCGGAGTCCTGATCATTGCGAACTGGGACAAGATCAAGAAAGCCGGAGAAACTCTTGCGGAAGGTATCGCTGATGCTTGGAATTCAGTCAAGACAAAGACCAGTGAGATTTGGGGCGAAATCAAGTCGAAGATAGAAGGTGCGATCAACGGTGCGAAAGAAACGGTAAAAACGGCGATTGATAAAATCAAAGGATTCTTCAATTTCTCGTGGAGCCTTCCGAAGCTGAAGCTTCCGCATATAAGCATCAGCGGATCGTTCAGGCTTGTTCCTCCGAGTGCCCCTCGCTTCTCAATCGACTGGTATCGAAAAGCGTACAGCGGAGCGATCGGATTCAGCAGTCCGACCGTCATTCCTACCGCTTCAGGACTGAAGGGATTCGGGGATGGTCCGGGAACGGAAATCGTTATCGGACAGACAACACTTCTGCACACGATCAGCAGCGCAGTCCAGTCCGCCATGGGTTACTTCCCTTCAGGCGGAGGGTCTTCAACATCTAATACATTCGGAGATACCATCATCAACGTATATGGAGCTCCGGGTCAGGATATTGAAGAACTGGCAGACATTATCGAAGACAGAATCAATGCAAAAGTAGCGAGAGAGGAGGCAGTCTATGCTTAAGGTTGTAGATCATTATTTCATCTTCAACGGAAAGTCCTCTCTCGACTTTTCTGCCATCGTCGACGGGAATCAGACATTCAAAGGAGCTGAGCGCGATGTTGAGCACTTTGAAGTGCCCGGAATGAATGGAGATCTGACTATCGATAACGGAAGATTTAAGTCATATATCCAGCCGTACGAAGGATTCATCGTGAAAGACTTCGAGAATAATTCCGAAGCCTTCCGCAACTTCCTGACTCAGGATGGATCTGTGCATCGGCTTGAGGACTCGATTCATCCGGATCAGTATCGAATGGCAACCTATGCAGGACCATTCGATCCATCAGTGATCTTTCTTGAGGCTGGATCTTTTACGGTCAACTTTTACTGCAAGCCGCAGAGATGGTTGAAATCAGGAGAGAAAGCAGTGACGATCAGCGCTGGACAGTCTGTCCGGCTGTGGAATCCGACGCTGTTCACAGCGAAGCCTCTGATCAGAGTGACTCAGGGAACCGGTCAGATAAATGTCGGCAGTGAAGTCATCCGGCTGACGGCGAACAATGGCAACACGATTATCGACTGCCAGTTGGAAGATGCGTGGGAAGGAAACACGAACAGAAATGGTGATGTTGTGCGAGTAACCGGAGGAATGCCGTTCCTTGCTCCCGGCGAGAACTCGATCAGCGTGGGCAGTGGAATGGTTATGGAGATCACTCCCAGGTGGTGGAAGATATGATCCCGATTTTGATGGACAGCACGAAACTGCTCAGTACGTTGGTGAATGACAATACGAACGGACTTGGAACGTTGTCTGAATGTACTTCGTGCATCGTTAAGGAAGAACGAAACGGTGCCTTCACACTTGAATTGAAGCTTCCGCAGAATGCAAAGCACTTCTCAGAGGTTGCTGTCGGAGGTGTAATCAAAGCAAAGGCGAGAGAAGCTGGAGATCCTCAGCTGTTTCGGATCAGCAAGATCACAAAGCCAATGCAGGGAGTGGTCACGGTTTATGCGAACCATATTTCGTATGATCTGAACAAGACAAGCGTGCTGCCGTTCTCCAGCACTGGAATTGTCACAACCTTGTCGACTATGAAAACAAAGATGCAGGGAGGAGATGCCTTCACTCTGTCGACGGACATCGTCAACACGTCAAGTTCTTTCTCGAACAAGGTTCCGCAGAGCGCACGAGCACTCTTCGGAGGTCAGCAGGGATCACTTCTTGATGTTTTCGGAGGCGAATATCTGTTCGACAATCTGCAGGTCAGCCTTCTGGCAAATCGTGGGAATGATAACGGAGTCACGCTCCGCTATGGAAAGAACATCACGGATCTGTCTCAGGAAGAGAATATCGAGAACACGTATACTGCGATTCAGCCGTATGTTGTGGATTCAAACGAAAATGCTGTTCTCGGAGATCTCCTGACAGTCGTTCAGAGCGCAGAACCGAAGATCCTGAATCTTGATCTTTCAAATAAATTCAGCGGAAACGACACTCCGACAGTCTCGCAGATTGATGCAGCCGCTCAGCAGTATGCAACCGCAAATAATGTCGGAGTTCCTAAAGTTTCGATCAAAGTGTCTTTCGTTGCTCTGTGGCAGACGGAAGAATACAAAGACATCGCTCCACTAGAGCGCGTGAGCCTTTGCGACACTGTGACAGTGGTATTCGAGAAGCTGGGAGTGAACGCAAAGGCAAAGGTCGTCTCGACAACATATGACACTCTCCGGGAGCGGTATACAGAGATCGAGATCGGCGATGCACGAAGCACGCTGGCCTCTACGATCAGCGGAATCAGCCAGGACAGCAAGAACGCAGTGGCCAATGCATCCGGATTTCTGGACAATACGATCCAACAGTTCACCTCCCTGATCGCAAACGGGCTCGGGCTATTTATTACCAGAGAAGCTGTCGGCGAGACCGGAGGCTATAAGTACTATCTCCACAACCGTCCGACACTTGCGGACAGTCAGTATCAGTGGACATTCAATTCAAACGGTTTTGCTGTTTCACAAGACTATGGTGCAACGTGGTCTGCCGGTATTGATGCAGAAGGAAATGCAGTATTCAATTCGATTGCGGCAAATGTGATCAATGCAATGGAGATTCACGGATCAACGATTGAAGGTTCGAAATTTTATTCCGGTAATGGAGATTATTCTCTTGATCTGTGGGCGGCAGTCTACACTATGTACTACAAGAACTACGTGCGGACAGTTCTTGGCAGTGCGCAAACGGCAAGCTTTGTTCGATTCCTTACTGGTTCGGCTACTAGCGGCAATGTAGCACCTGCTGACGGTATTCTCACGGATATCACTGCACATGGCATCACGCTTTATAACAGTTCTAAGGAAGCATTGGCACGGCTATACATCGATGATACCGGGAATGTCAGAATCGATAGTTATAGCGGAGAGATCACTCTGGCAAGAGGAAACAACTCCATCGTGAAGATTTCTGACACCGGGATCGCACTCAATACCGGGGATGTCGGAATCTATAGTTATAGCGGAGAGATCACTCTGGCAAGAGGAAAAAACTCCGTGAAGATTTCTGACACCAGGATCGCACTCGTAAATGGGAACACGAATACATCAATTAATCTGGATAATTCAACGGGCCTCGGAATATTCATAAACGGATCGGGTTATAATGGCCTCGGATTTGTCAATGATGGGAACGGGCATGCTGTTCTTGGAAAGTAGGTAAACCATGTACAGATTGAACATGATTCCGAAGAAGGAAACACTTGAGATATTTTGCTCCAAGGGAGACACAAGCCTCCGGAGGTTCATCTTCGAGCTTTACAACGGCGACGATCCTGTAGTTCTTGCTGGATCGGAAACGATAGAGTTCCAGCAGAGCAATGGAGCAGTGCATTCCTGCTCGATCGAGGATGGGAAAGTGATCCTCAATGCATATGAAGATATGACCTCAGTTCCGGGAATATTCAGATCCAGGCTGAAGATCACAGAAACAGACGGCGGAGTGATACACTCTGCCGTCTTCACGTTGAAAATAGAGGAGGCGGCTTGAAATGGTTGAACAGACATATCGCATCGACATGATTCCGGATGGAGCTCCAGTCGTTGTCCATGTTTCGCAGTACGACACTGCGGCGCGAAGGCTGTCTTTCGAGCTCTACAATGGCGGAGTGGCTTATGAACTGCCAGCTGGCGCTGTCGCCTCGATCGCAGGAACGAAACCGGACAATACTTCATTTCTCTATGCAATGACTGTCTCTGGAAACCTTGTATCGATCGACCTTCAGCAGCAGATGGCTCTGGTGGCCGGAGATGTACCGGCAGAGATTCAAATCACCGGAGCGGAAGGGAAAATCGGATCAGCGAACTTCATCATTCGGGTCGAGCGCGGTCCGATCGATGAGAATTCTGTCATTTCTGAGACAGATCTTCCGATCTTCGAGCAACTGGTCAGCGATGCGCAAGAAGCCGCGTCTGATGCGCAGACGGCGGCCGATACAGCGAGCACTGCCGCATCTTCAGTCGCTTCTATTGTTCCAGCATCTCCCGGAACTGCCGGACAGGTTCTGACGAAGAAAGCAACTGGTGCTGACTGGCAGGGTTTAACGTCCTTAATCATGTATAAAGGGTTTGTGTCTAACTCAATAACGCTGGCGCAATATGCCACAGGAAATGTTGCTATTGACGTTTCGGTTCCGGGTTATACACCGTTAGGTGTTGTTGAATTACTCTTTACTAATACAGTAGTTTTTACTGCGTCACGGTGGAGTTTCAACACAGCAAGAACAACGCTCAATATTGACGTTGTGAATAACTGGAAAGATTCACGGTCTTCACCGATAGCAGCAACGGTTTTGTACGTGAAAAACGCTTAGAACCTTGCATACTATAGAGGAAAGACACGATGACACCAGCAGAATTTCATAAGCGGTATCAAGGCTGGGGCAGAGATGTTGACGGCGTGGCGGGGATCCAGTGCGTGGATATGTTCAAAGAGTTCCTGCGGATCATCGGTGTTCCGAACTGGTCTGCACCTATCGGAGGAGATGGATACGCTGATAACATCTGGTTCAATCGTTCACGCTGGTCTGCTTGGTTAACTCCTGTTCCAAGAGGCAGTTTCCGTGATGGAGACATCGTACTGTTCCCGCATGCGCGCAGAGGCGGAACAACACATCCGAGTTCTCATGTCTGTTTCTACTACGGAGGGAAAGAGTTCGGAACGAATCAGAGTGCTGATCGGAAGGCATGCGATAAGAGTACTAGATGGACCGACGCGCTAGGCGGTCTTCGGTGGAAAGGATGGGGAAAGATGGATATTCCAGAGGGTTATTCCAGGCAGACGATTAACGGCCACAAATATACGATGTATAGGCAGTCTGAGACGGAGAAAGCGGCTGTCTTATCCGCAGGAAGCGGACAGCTTCGCAGCATTGCGGCTCATGATGCTGATGTTATGATCACAGCTAAAATTGCAGGTGCAAACTTCTTCCAGATGAAGGAAGGACAGGAAGATGCATACGGTACACATTATGGCGATGAATCAGCGCCGCTGAATGGCGTTTACGTGATTGTACCAGGTCAGGATACTACTATGTACTACAACCTGGATACCGGAGAGTATGGAGATAGCAAGGACTACTATCCAAGCCGTGAACATAACGTCTTCTCTCCATCGCTGGTCTTCCCTGCAGAGGGTAACTTCCAGTATGCGAGAATGGTAGGAATCGATCATGTGAACTACGCTTCTATGTATACAGTGCTGGTCAGACTTGCAAGCGGAAAACATATCATGGCTATCACGGAACAGGCGCTTACACCTAGACAGATCTATAATGATCTGAAGACGCTTGACTTCTACATGAGCATGGCGGTACTGGACGGTGGAGATTCTGCGCAGATGGCATGCTGGCATGATGGTAAGATGGACTATGTAAGGAAGACTTCACGGCTGATCCCTTCCGTGGTCTGTTTCTATAAACCAAAAATGAACGGAATCTCTGCGGACGATAAATATACCGTGACAGACTACAAAGCGCTCTATGAGGCTATGCAGGCAAAATATGAAGCTTTGCAGAAAACCAACGATGAAAACAAACAGGTAGCACTGGACTTGAAGAAGAAATACGAGGCGGCAATCAATGAAGCCATCGACATTCTCAAGGGCGTGAATGAATGAGATTCTTCGGAGAAGATCCAGCACTGAGACAGCAGCTCATGAGTGTGCTTATGGTGGCTGCGGCGGCTCCAGGATTCTGGGATTTCCTTAAATGGGTTTTCGGGTCAATCGGAGCGGCGATTACAGGTAAGAAAAAGATAACCAATCAGGATATCTCTGATTCTGTGCAGAAACTGCGAGAGGAATCGGCAGAGATGAAAACCGCAATTACTGAAATAAAAGAGGAAGCGCGGGAGCATAATGAACAGAATCTTGAAGAGCGGGCAAAGAATAACAGATCTAAAATTCTGCGCTTCGATGATGAACTGCGGATCGGAATCAAGCATTCCTATGAATATTTCGAGGACATCCTGCAAACTGTGAAGGAATACGAGGATTACTGCAACAGTCATCCGAAATTCATGAATCGACAGGCAGAGTCCGCTATCTGTCACATTCAGCATGCCTACGATAAGGCGCATGAAGAGAACTCGTTTATTTAAGAAAAATGCCTAAAATCGGCAAAAAGTTTGATTAAACGTTGAGATTTACAACGCGAAACCGAAAGGAGATAGAACAATGAAATTACCTGACAACGTGTATGACATTCTCAAGTGGGTACTGATGATCGTAGTACCAGCGCTGATCACTCTGATCAGTACTCTGGGAACCATCTACGGATGGGACACCAGCACGATCACGCTGACAATTGCAGCTATCGCTACATTCCTCGGCGTGATCACTGGAATCAGCAATTCCAATTATTACAAAGACAATACCGATTCAGAAGACTGAAGGGAGGTGATCCGCTGATCTATGGTGCCGTTATTTGACGGGCCATTCAAGCATCACAACCCCGACGAACCGGAGAGAGACCGGGAACGTGCCGCCGTACACATTGCGGTAATCTAGGTTAAAGACAGCAAGTTAATGCTATTTTTCAACCATCTTGTACATTTCCAAGTTAATTCGGACAAATTAACTCAAACTATTTGCGTGAACATTCCGCTCGGAGAGATCCGGGCGGTTTTTATTTTGGTCGCAATAGGTTGCAAGTAGGTTGCAAGTAGGTTGCAATCAAAGTACAAAAAAGGGATTTCTCCCTTCAGTACGTGCTGACGAATACTGGTGGAAATTGCATGATACTGGCCGGATGATCATGTGCTTTCCACCACTTATTTAGGCAAAATTCTTCATCCTTCATAAAGGTATCCTCTCTGTTTACTTTCGCATTATACACTAAAAGTAAAAAAAATTGAAATATAGTGTTGACAATAAACAGAGCGATTGCTAGAATGATCCATGTAAACGGAAGGCTTACCGGACAAAGAAAGTAAGGTTTACCAGACAAAGAAAGTGAGGTGGAAATTATGGACAATATCACGCTTAACATTAAAGCGCTTGCCGCTATGAAGAACATGTCGATTGAAGAGCTATCTAAGCAGTGCGGAATCGACTACAACCATCTGAAGCAGGTGAGCGCAGGAAGAGTGAAAATGACAGCCGCAGATCTTAAAAAGCTATCCGAGTTCACTGGAGTACCTGCAGAGAATATTGCGATAAGCTAATTCTTTTGAATCAAAAGTAACCGGCCCGTTTACCTAGAAGGAGATCAGCGATGACATGACAAATCTAGACAGTATTCCAGAATCGCAATTAACCGCTCTCATGGATCTGATCCTGAAGACAGCGGCGGATCTGGAACAAAAGAAAGGGAGCGCTCCACAGAAAAGGGAAGAAGCGCTCCAGAACGATGGCCAATCAAAGCCATCTCCATTTTAGCAAACTAAATACCAAAAAGCCAAATTAGAAAAAATTTTGCAGAAAAGGAGATTTCATGAACGAATTAGAAATTTTCAACAATCCAGAGTTCGGCCAGATCCGCGCAACGGAAATCAATGGCGAACCGTACTTCGTCGGAAAGGATGTTGCGGAGGCACTCGGATATGAAAAGCCAAGAAATGCTATTGCGCAGCATGTCGATCCGGATGACGCCCTGAAACAGGGCCTCACCGATTCACTAGGAAGAGAACAAGAAGCAATCTTCATTTCCGAGTCCGGAGTCTATGCGTTGGTCTTCAGCTCAAAGCTGCCGAAAGCAAAGGAGTTCAAGCACTGGGTAACGTCAGAAGTTCTTCCTACCATCCGCAAGCACGGCGCATACGCAACACCTGCAACGATCGAAAGCATCATTGCTGATCCGGACAACGGAATCAAGCTCCTGACAGCACTTAAGGAAGAGCAGGAGAAGCGGAAAGCGCTTCAGACTCAGATTGCAGAGCAGAAGCCGAAAGTCATCTTCGCTGAAGCAGTATCCGCATCCAAGACCTCAATTCTGATCGGAGACTTAGCCAAGATTCTGAAGCAGAACGGTATCGACATCGGACAGAAACGGCTGTTCGCCTGGCTGAGAGATAACGGATACCTGATCAAAGGCGGTTCCTCAAAGAATATGCCGACACAGAGAGCTATGGAAATGGGGTTATTCGTTGTCAAAGAAGGATCCTATGTGAATGGCGAAGGGGTAAACGTGACAACCAAAACAACCAAGTTAACCGGTAAAGGGCAGATCTATTTCATCAACAAGTTCAAAGGAGAAAGTACCGATGACAAAGACTGAGTTCACAGACAGTGAGGCAAAACTAATCATCGCAATGGCAATCATCATGATCCCGCTGGTCATCGATGCGATCATCCGGCTGATGCAGCTGGAGAGGATGATCGGATGACAAGGAAAACGATGATGAGAACTAGAAGGCATATTCGCTGGGACAGAATTGATGAGTCCAACATTTACAAGCTGGTGAAATCTGACGACAAGCATTATTTCTCCACTGACAGATATTCAATCGCTCAGCTGGTGCAGAAGCTCAACGAGGAGAAAGTATGAAGACACCTATCCATGATCTGACCAAGAAGCAGGCTCTGATCTACGATGCCAAGTCCGGCAACACTCTGATGATCCAGTACTTCGACTTCTCCGATCAGTTCTCATTCGGGATGAATGGAGCTTATGTGTTCGCTGACAGAGATCAGCTGGCAACGGCTCTCCACGAACTGACGAATCCGGATCAGAAGGAGCAGAAGCATGGAAAGAAATAACATCCCATCTGTGTTCCAGAATGCGCCTGATCACATGATCAAGATGTATCGCCTTGAGTATGACGCTCCCACCGGTGAGCATCGCACAGAGTACTACTCTGACATCAATGCAGTCAGCCAGTTCTGTGCAGCAGTCGATGGGGAATGGTTTGAAGTAGTAATGAAGAAGGTTGAAGAATTATGACTTCCAAAGATTCAAGAATTGACAGACAGCAAAATCGTATTCGTGAACTGGAACAGATGAATGATGCGCTCAAATTGAAAATACATGAGTTAAAAGAACTGAATGATTCGCAATGGAGTCAAATTCAGCATATGGAAACGATCATCACCATGTATGAGAAAGAAAGGAACACAAATGGAAAAGGTAATAGACCAATACATCGGGCGTAACTTTGCCTTCTATAACGGCGATAGTTGTGAACTGATCAAGGATATTCCAAGTGATAGCATTCACTTCAGCATTTTTTCACCACCATTCATTGATTTGTACACATATTCTGATTCAGATCGTGATATCGGCAATTGCAAATCATCAGAAGAATTTGATATCCATATGAAGTTTCTCATCCGTGAATTGTACAGAATCATGATGCCAGGACGCATCGTTGCTGTTCATTGCATGGATATGCCTGCGATGAAATTCAAAGATGGATACATCGGCATGAAGGACTTTCCAGGGGAATTAGTTCAGATCTTCAGCGAATGTGGATTCATTCCTCATTGCAGAATCACAATCTGGAAGAACCCAGTAACGGCAATGCAGAGAACAAAAGCAATCGGATTACTGCACAAACAGCTCAAGAAAGATGCTTGTATGTGCAGAACAGGATTCCCTGATTATTTACTTGCATTCCGTAAGCCAGGAGATAATCCAGAACCAGTGACAAATACAAATGAAACATTTCCTGTATCTCAGTGGCAGGAATATGCATCACCTGTATGGATGACAATCAATCAATCGAATACATTGCAGGCATCATCTGCAAGAGATTCAAAGGATGAGAAACATATCTGCCCTCTGCAGTTGGATGTGATTGAACGTGGCATTCGGTTATGGACTAATGAAGGAGATACAGTGTTCACTCCATTTGGCGGGATTGGTTCTGAAGTCTATCAGGCGTTGAAAATGAATCGACATGGTATCGGCATTGAACTCAAGCCAACATATTACAAGCAAGCCGTCAAGAATTGCAGATCCGCTGAAGAGATGAAACAGGAATCATTGTTCGATGACGGAGGACTCCTGTAATGTTTCATCATAACGTTGAAATCAAACAGTATTCAGATGGTGGGAATTATGAATCATTCCTTCTACAGAAACAGAATGAAATTCCAGACAGTGGATTCACGCCGGATCATCTGAATGAATATTTATTTTCGTTCCAGCATGACATTGTGAAATGGGCATTGCGGAAAGGAAAAGCGGCTCTGTTTGAAGATACTGGGCTTGGGAAAACAATTCAACAGCTTGCATGGGCAGATGCTGTAGCAAAACACACACATGGAAAAGTTCTGATTCTTGCACCATTAGCAGTATCAAAGCAAACTGCAAAGGAAGCTCAGAAGTTCGGCATTCTGTGCAATCTGTGTGAATCTGATGCTGATGTTGTAAACGGCATAAACATCACGAATTATGAAAAGATCCAGCATTTCAACACAGATCAATTCTCAGGGATTGTTCTGGATGAATCTTCAATTCTGAAATCTTATGCCGGAAAAACAACTTCTGACATGATCCACAGATTCAGACATACACCATACAAGTTAGCTTGCACGGCTACACCATCACCGAATGACTTCACAGAACTTGGCAACCATGCTGAATTTCTGGATGTATGTACCATGAATGAAATGCTTTCCATGTTCTTTATCAATGACTATTCAGGCGGCATCGGATGGCGATTAAAAAGGCATTCTACAGAAGAGTTCTTCAAGTGGATTGGTGAATGGGCAATCATGATCAAGTCTCCTGCAGATCTTGGCTTCGATGGTTCTGCATTCAAATTGCCACAGCTGAACATTGAATCAATCGTCTTAGAATCAAAAACTCCAGAGAATCGGTTGTTTGCAATGCCTGCTCAGACATTACAGGAACGCAGACAAGCACGGAAAGATTCGTTGACAGATAAAGTCCAGAAAGCTGTTGAAATCATTGCAGAACATCCGAATGAAAGTTTCCTCATTTGGTGTAACTACAACGATGAATCAGAAGCCTTAAAAAAGGCTATTACAGGCGGTTTTGAGGTAAAAGGTTCAGATGATCCAGCTCATAAAGAAAAGGGAATGCTTGGCTTTGCAGATGGGTCTGTACCGATTCTGATAAGCAAACCATCAATCTGTGGATTCGGCATGAACTGGCAGAACTGTCATGAAATGATCTTCTGTGGATTGTCCGATTCATATGAGCAGTTTTATCAGGCAATCAGAAGATGTTACAGATTCGGACAGCAGAAACAAGTGAATGTGTATGTGATAACTTCAGAAGCCGAATCAGCGATTTTGAACAACATTGAGCAAAAACAAGCTAATCATGAACTGATGTCACGTGAAATGCTGAAAGTGATTAATATGGTCACTAAAGAAAAACTCTACTCTCTCAAATTTGAGCATTCATCATATCGACCACAGGATACATTCAAAAGCCCTACATGGCTGAAGAAAGGAAAAGACAATGAGTGACGGATTCAAGCTCTATGAATACGATCAGCGCATGGCACTGGCAGAAGTGATCGTAGGGAAGAAAGAAGGTGTCATCTGATGGCCTTAACAGTTACTGGAATTGTGCTCATGATCATCGCTTCTCTGCTCTACTACGTAACAGTCCAGGAGATCCGGCAGATCAAGGCAATGGTTCGCACATCATCTGATGTTGAGAATCTGAACACTGAGAAGATCTGGAAGAAGCTGTACATCCTCGAGAATGACATCTCCAGAATCCGGATGACATCCAACAATGCTGCACGCCAGGCTGATGAAGCCATCAGAAAGCTGACCGGGATCAGCTTCGGAAACTACATTCCGAAACATGGGAAGGAGAAAGAGCATGACTCCTGATATCAATATTGATGCTCTTGCTGAGCAGTATTACGCGGATCGGGATCCTCAGTTCGATGATCCGGCAGATGAAGATGCTCCGGATGAGCCTGAAGAAGATGATCTGCAGATGGAGATGAAGTCATGGAAATATACCAAGACTTCCTGGAACGGTGATCCGGCTGCAGACAGAGATAAATTCATCGGCGGATCTGATGCAGGTACCATCCTGGGGCTGAACCCGTACAAGTCAGCGTATACCCTGTTCCTGGAGAAAACAGGACAGCTGAAACCTGAAGATCTGTCAGGGAAGCTGTCTGTCTGGTTCGGATCAGAGGAAGAAGAGATCGTGGCAAAGCGATTCTGTCTGGAAACGGGTAAAAAGGTCAGACGGTCTCTGATTAGCTATGGTATCGAAGAGTATCCATTTTTGAGAGGACATGTTGACCGTCTGATCGTTGGTGAGAATGAAGGCTTGGAATGCAAGACTACAGGCTCCTGGAACCGCACGAACTTCTGCAATGGAGATGTTCCTCCGGCACACTATGCGCAGTGCCAGTTCTATATGCTGGTAACCGGAAAGCAGGGATGGTGGTATGCGGTCAAACGTGATAATTACGAGTTCTTCTACATGAGAATTGATCGTGACAACGAGTACATCAGCGAGATGCTGGACCAGCTGATTGAGTTCTGGCATCGAGTAGAAGAAAAGAGATGGCCATCCAGTGAGATTGACGGATCTGACAGCACGACTGAATCGATTTCAAAGATGTATCCGCATGGAGATGATGAAGAAACCGTAATGCTCAGTTCAGATGAAGACAGTCTGCTGCAGACCAGGGCACAGCTCAAGCAGCAGATCGACGAGCTTAAGCTCCAGGCATACACGATTGATAACCAGATTAAGGATGCTCTAAAAGACGCAGAAAGAGCCGAATCCGAGCATTTCAAGGTTTCATGGGTAAATACTCATCCGAAGCCTAAATTCAACGCAGAAGCCCTAAAGGCTGCAAATCCGAGCGAATACGAGAAGTATCTTGAGGATGGCAAGCCTGGAAGAGTATTCCGCATTACAGAAAAGAAACTGAAGAAGAAGGAGAATAACTGATCATGGAAGCAAATAAACAGACCCTTCCGGCATCTGGTAAGACTGCCGGAACAGCAATCGCTAATTCGAAGAAGCTGCAGTTCTCGACTCTGATCAAGAGCGATGCAGTCCAGAAGTCTCTGGAAGGAACTCTCGGGGATTCTATGAGAACCAAGACGTTCACTTCCTCCCTGATCAGTGCAGTGAGTACGAACCCGGCGCTCAGAGACTGCGACGGTATGACCATCATCTCTGCTGCACTGCTGGGAGAATCCCTGAATCTGTCTCCGTCTCCGCAGCTGGGGCAGTATTACATGGTCCCATTCCGGGATAAAAATTCTGGCACGGTCAAAGCTACATTCCAATTGGGATGGAAAGGTTATTACCAGCTGGCTCTGAGATCCGGCCAGTATCAGAACATTGATGCAGTTGCCGTTAAGGAAGGCGAGCTGAAGTCATACAATCCGATCACTGGTGACATTGATCTGGATCCGATTGATGATCCGATCCAGCGCGAGCAGGCAAAGACGATCGGATACTATGCGTACTTTACTCTGAACAATGGGTTCACCAAGAAGATGTACTGGAGCCGTGAGAAGATGCAGGCTCATGCTGAGAAATACTCCAAGGGATATGCAGCACACAAAGGATATACCTTCTGGGAGAAAGACTTTGACAGCATGGCTCTGAAAACCATGTACCGTCAGCTGATCGGGAAGTACGGGATCATGTCGATTGAGATGCAGAAAGCATATACCGATGACATGAC